TGCTCCCTGACGAAGCTGTATTCGATGTTTATTCATTTTCGGCTGGCCTATCTAATAATAAGGTATTACAGAAGACCTTTAAGGAGGACGAGTTTGGATATTACGGAGAAAAGAGTCTTTATGATTATCGTAATCTCGAAGACAATGGCGACGACATCTTTGTTGCGCTTATCTGTGACTACGATAGACTTCTGAAGAGCATCGTTGCAAGCCAATATCCTTATAAGGTGACTGCGGAAATGATACGTCGCGCTCTGGGTAAGTCATGCTGCGCGATGCTTGAACTCCGTGAAAAGCAAGTGCGTGACATATATCAGCGCGTAGAGACTCCTTATTATAAGGGACGCGCGGATTTCGCCACACGTCAGGAGGCCAAGGAAGTTGTTGCCCAGGAAGTAAAGGAATATCAGTCTTACATACGTGGCGTTCTGCGCAGATGCAAGGAGATTGACACGAAGGGCCTATCGCTTGACGAAGGTGCGAAGATGTGGCTCAAGTATCAGAAGCAACTGAAGAAGGAGCAGGAGAAGGAGCAGAAGGCGAGAGAGAAAGCCGAGGAAAAGGCTCGCAAGGTTTACGAGGCAGAGCAGAAGCGTGTTAGTATGATGATTGACGGCTACTTCTCGGTATTTGGATTTATCGTATCAAATTTGCGCACGGGTGAAAATACCGGCAACATCTCTGGTCATATTGCCGACGAGAACAATATCGTCTGCGATGAGGAACGAGATTTCGATGGTTATTCTCGTCGCTGCAAGTTCGCAATGATACGCCGTTTTTTCACCCTGAACATCAAAAAGGGGTTCAGAGTTCGTAATGTAGGCGGTCTGATTACCTTCTATAAGGGCGAGTTCAACCGCCAAGGCATGAAAGTGGAATGGATAGAGCAGGGACGCTCTATAGCCGACATCACTAAGCGTACGGGCTACCTTGTACGAGGTGAGCACATCGAGGCAAAGAGTCTGCGTGAGGCTGTCCGCATCAACGAGGAGCACCGGGCCATGAAGCTGGCTCGCATATTGAGCAAGCGAAAGAGAGCTGAGAGACGCGAGGAAGAGAAGCAGAACGGCAGCCTGAAGATCACCTTCGCCGACTCTCTGAATGCTGGCAACTGTCGCCCTGGTACTCAGGAGTTCAAGAACAAGTACGAGGAAGCCATAGGCCATAAGGCAACCTCTATCTCAATAGCCGACCTCCGTAAGTACGCCAAGCAGTTTGGTGTTGAATATTATGCAGAACAGGCTATCGAGTATGCACTTAATCATTAAGCCTTGCGCCTCCTTTATGGAGGTTTGGGGTAATCACAAAAAATAATATAAATCATTTTGCCCTATCGCAACACGGCAAGCGGAAATCGTATGGTAGATTTATCAAAGTTACAGAAAAGCAATACCTATAATTGTTATATTTGGTATGAAGGCGGTTATATATTGGCAGACGAAGAAGACATATATGACGCAGTATATGGAAGTGACCTTTATGGAAAATATTACATTATGCGAGGAAAAGAGAAGCCGCTTTCTATTCCGGAAGAAGATGAATGGTATCTTACACAAGAAGAAACTTTCTATATTTCGTCTCCTGATGGTGAGGATATGGATGTAGAGTCAGAGTCTGGCGAGATAGTTAGAAAAAAGATGATAGCTTGCCGTGTAGATAGAAAACTCGTCAGAAAGATATTTAATATAGACTGCGATAATTTTTCCGAAGTAATTGACTTTCCTGAAAGCTGCATACATAAATGTGTCGTTTACGAAACGCCACTTTTTACTCCACAGAGCTTAGAATATCCAGAACAAAGACGTGAGGATGCTTTCTTGGTTATTGAAAATGGTAAAGAAGAATTTTATATAAAAAAGTACACACCTTTGTATGAAGGAAATCCGGCGGAATTTGAATTGATAGATGATAAAGAGTTTGTGGAATTTTGTAAGTAATATATTGTAGATTAATTTTAGCCCTATCGCAACACGGTAAGCGAGAATCTTATGGAGAATATATTAGAGAAAATCGTAAAAGCAAATGGCAATATAGAGTTGAACGAATTAAGTTGGAAGCAGCTCATTGCTCTTATGAACATCTGGAACACCGACTATGCAAAGAAGGAGAATAAATCATTCTCCGAAATGGTGAAGAGGTGCTATAAGCCTCGCACTTGGAACGAGAACGCAAACATCATCTATCTACATCAAGACAATCTGAGAACGACCATCGTCCCTCATGCTTGTTATTATCTTGACGAAGCAGAAGAGGATATAATTTCCGATTTACTTAAAAAGCAATTAAAATAAAGAGCAACATCTTTGTTATAGCATGTTTTTTTAATCACAAGTTTCAGCCCTCGACATCACGGTTAAGTCATAAGATATGCTTGAAATAGATGAGATAGCAGGTTTTAATGAATTGAAAAGCGTAAACAGTTCGCCTGATAAAACGGAATACAAGAAGTTTGGTGAAGACTTTTTCGATAGCGAGACATTAGAAGATCGTTTATATTATTATCTGTGGTCGTCTTTTAAATACGACGGCGAGGTGTCTAAGTGGTACAAGAATCACGAGGACGAAGCATGGTATGATTTGCGCGAGGACGAGGAAGGGATTCTTTATATTGGTGTTGGCGATAATGATGGTCTAAAGTTTATAGGATATATTGACCATGTTACTGTTGATTATGATGGTTTTGAAATCAATATCTATGGAGGATGGAGTAAAGACAATTATATCTTTGGCTTCTGTTTAGATTCTGAAGGAGGTATACTTAGAGCCTCTGAGGATGAACGCGGATCCGACTTCTATGATGATTTAGAAAGCGATATAGTCTATTATCCCAAAAAGGATTATACTCTAAAATCTGCTATTGATGACCTTGTGAGCAACAGCGACAAATATCAGAATACTTGTGAGGAGGAAGACGAGGAAGAGGAATAAAAAAGCCCGACCTAAGCCGGGCTACGCGAGCCATCTGGCTCGAATCTACGATAGTAGAAATTTGCTCTTTGTGAGCGTTTGAATCCACAGGCTGAAGCCTGACAGTCAACGGAAGTTGTTGTTTTCTTTCAATTCCATAAAGGTACGATTAAAAAGCCTCCGAAGACAAGTGCAAATATAAGAATTAAAACAATACGGACAAAGAAATTAGCTGTATTATTAACAAATATTTAGAAAATAATTCTATTATGGCAGAACAGATTAGAGTTTGGAAGTCGAAGAACCGACGCTCCACCTATATGCTTGTATATAAAGACGAGCTGACTGGGAGGGTGCGTGTCACCCGGATGGATGGCAGCAAATGCGACAACGAAAAGGGTATGATAAAGAGTTATAACATGTTCGGTGGTGGTCTTTGGGCAGCTTGCAGGGACATGGGCAACGATGTTGCTGAGATACGCGCTGCCGTAGATCGTGAGATAGTAGAGGAGACAGCAAAGCGAGAGCGCGAGGAGCTTCGCCTGAAAGCGGAAGCCGAAGCTAAAGCGAAGGCTTTACTGAAGGCTCAGGAGATTAGGGCTGCGCTTGCCGGCACGAAGGACAGTGTATGTGTCAAGCCTATTGAGGTGTTGCAGCGGTACGACCTCTTAGAGGAACATCTGGAACAGCTGAAGCCTGGTGAGTATGCCGTTTGCATCAACTATAAGAAGAAGGGCACGGTGGAGCTGCGCACGAAAGCACGAACGACCGACCATCTGAAGGTATTGGCAAAGGTGACGAAGGAGGAAAGAAACAGTAAAGCCGCTTTACATCGTTTTGCCGTGAAGGTGCGCGAAGCGTATCAGTCGGGCATTGTCATCATCGGAAAGACTCACGCCCTTCAGAGCTTCGGCAAGCGTATTGTGGACGCTGCCCTCTGTATCAAAGAGAGTAAAAATCTCTACTTTTCCTCGGCCGCGCCTCGAAGATATTACGACAAGAACACTTTGGTGTATTTAAAACTTGAACAGATAGAACAGAACGATAATTAATTGATTTATTATAGACAATATGGAAAAAGACAAAATCATTTACGATAAGCGTAAGGCCATGGGCGAGAGCATCCGCGCGATGCGTACCGCCCAGGGTTGGGAGCAGGAGCAGCTCGCCCAGATTGCGGGCATCTCTCTCTCAAACATTCGCAGTGTTGAAGCCGGCAAGTATGCCGTGAATATCGACGTACTAAACAAGATTGCAGGAGCACTTGGTGCGGAGCTGAGAATGGTGGAAAAGAGCCTTTAAAGGTAAAAAAGCGATTTAAAGGTAAAAAAGTAAAAAAGTAAAAAGGTAAAAAGAGCCTTCTTGCTGATTTCTAAAACAAAAAGTAAAACGAAAGAATATGGCAACAAAGAAAGTTAATCCGTTTATCCATGTTGGCAGCTTAGTCAACGGCGAGGAAGTAATGATTGACGCGCGTGAAGTATGTTTCTATTATCCCGCACCATCCGTAAAGAAGGCCGATGGAACACCGATTGCCTATGTGGTCGGCTTGCGGTCGGGCAAGGAGTTGACGCTATGTGCGGACGTTGACCAGGAGGTATATCCTGGAGAGGATCTTGTTACCCTGATTGACAGCGTGCTGTATAGTCACTTCTGGCATGACAACGAGGATTCTGCTCCAGACGAGGACGAGGAATAACATAACATTTTAATTTTTACGAAAGAATATGGCAAAAGAAAGATTTGAGTTGACATCGGGCAAGGATCTGATGTGGACAGTGACAGACAATGAGAACGGCATCGCGATTGATTTCCGCGAAGGTTTGTTTAACGAGAGCCAGGAGGTGAAGCTGATTGCTGAGTTCACTTATGGTGATGCTCCGAGAATGGCACGTATCATGCGCGAGAT